ATTATTGAAACTGACCCAATGGTGGCAAGATTTCAGAAATTGGCTGGTTTAAAATAAATTAATAATTAAAATAAAAAACAACTAAAAATGTCACAATTAAATTCACTTTTAGAAAGCTCAGCGAACAACTGGAAAAGTGTTCAGAGCGACGCTGCTAGATTAGCAGACAAGTGGGAAAAAACAGGACTATTAGAAGGAATGGATAGCGAAGTTCACAAGAACAACATGAGTATGATTCTTGAAAACCAAGCTAAGCAACTAGTTGTTGAGCAATCACAAACAGACCAAGGCGGTTTTGCTGCTAATGGTGGAAATGGTGCTCAATGGGCTGGTGTAGCTTTACCATTGGTAAGAAAAGTATTCGGGCAGATTGCTGCTAAAGAATTCGTTTCTGTTCAACCAATGAACTTACCTTCAGGTCTAGTATTTTTCCTAGATTTCCAATACGGACAAGCAAAAGACAAGTCTTTTGGAGGAGGAAACGGAAGCGTATATAACGGAACCGATTCTTTATATGGTAACACAAATCCAGGTACTGCTGCTGACCCATCAGGTGGTCTTTTCGGTGCTGGAAGATTTGGATATTCAATCAACCAATTCTCAGCTTCTTTAGATGTTGTAGATTCTGGTTCAGCTACTTGGGCTCAAGTAAATTATGATGCAGAAAAATCAGCTTCTATTGCTGGTGGAACTACATATTCATATGCTACTATAGCTCACACTGCAGACATGGATTTAAAAGGTATTAGAGCATTTGTTGCTTCTGATTCTAACCATACTGTAGCTAAACTTTTACCACAGTATACTGTATTAACAAATGCTGCTGGTTTACCAACAGTAGGTGGTACTCATATTACTTTTGTATGGGAACACTCAACTGAAGCATTTGATACTAATAAAGCATTGGTAAAATATAACAAGCAACCAAAAGCTGATTCAAGAGGTGATTTTGAAGATGCAAGTGGAGCAGGTTATCCAAACAACCAATCAAACACTACACTATCAATTCCATCTATCGATGTAAAAATGAAATCAGAAGCAATTGTTGCTAAAACTAGAAAGTTAAAAGCACAATGGACTCCTGAATTCGCTCAAGATTTAAATGCATATCAAGCACTAGATGCTGAAGCAGAACTAACATCTATCATGAGTGAGTATATTTCATTAGAAATCGATTTAGAGATTTTAGATATGTTAATTGCTGATGCATCAGCTGCTGATGAGCACTGGAGTGCAGTAAATAACAAAAACCTAAACTCTGATAAATCTGCATGGGATGTTGCAAGCCCAGGATTCTATAACACACAAGGTGGTTGGTTCCAAACTTTAGGAACTAAATTACAGAAAGTATCTAACAAGATTCACCAGAAAACTCTTAGAGGTGGTGCAAACTTTATGATTATTTCTCCTTCAGTTGCTACAATCATTGAATCAATCCCAGGATTTGCTTCAAACGCTGATGGTGATGCTACAAAAGGAAAATTTGCTTTCGGTATCCAGAAAATGGGATCTATGAACAGCAGATATGAGGTTTACAAAAACCCATACATGACTGAAAATGTTATATTAATGGGATATAGAGGTTCTCAGTTCTTAGAAACTGGTGCTGTATTTGCTCCATACATTCCTTTGATTATGACTCCACTAGTATATGATCCAGACACTTTCACACCAAGAAAAGGTCTATTAACGAGATATGCTAAGAAGATGATCAGACCAGAATTCTACGGAAGAGTATTTGTTAACGACTTAGCGTCTGTTTAATAAACACTTAACATAAATTCAAAATTAGACCTGGCTTTTTAGTCAGGTCTTTTTTTTCAATATTTATAACCAAAACAAATGGCAGCAGGAAAATACAACTTTACTATTGAGCAAGGAGCTACTGTTGATTTTGAGGTCCAATACAAAGATTCAAATTCACTCCCTGTAAATTTATCAGGTTATCAAGCAAGAATGCAATTAAGACCCGAAGCAGGTTCCACTATTATATACACTACATTATCTTCTAGCTTAGGACCTTGTGGTACAGGTTTAAATTTAAGTGGTTCAGGAGGAATAAATGCCTCAAAACCTTTATCATCAGGTTCAATAGGAGTATACATTTCAGCATTATCATCATCAGCTTTTACTTTTGAATCAGCTTTATATGATTTAGAAATAGCATCTGGAAGTGGAAACTGCGCAAAAGTAACAAGGCTTTTAGAAGGCGTAGTTAAATTATCTAAAAACATTACATTAGGAGGATTTTAATGGCTAGCGTAGATATAAATTCAAATAATACTGTAGTAACAGTAACAGAAACCGGAACAGAAACTATAACAGTAAATACTGAAGGACCAAGAGGACCTGAAGGACCAATAGGACCCCCAAGTAACGTATATGCCAATTTTATCCATAACCATTCCAGATCAGCAACAGCACAAGAAATATACTTACCTTGGACTGACACTATAGGAAACTCAGGATTTACATTAAGTGAAAATAATGTTTGGGTAGCACCTTATGATTGTTCTTTAGATACTTTTACATTAGTAGCAGATAACAACATTTCTCCTTCAACTGATACTACCTTAAAAGTAATAGTAAATAAAGTAGTAGATGGTCAGCCCATAAGTGGAAACATAACACCTATAGCTTCATCTTCTTTATCTTGGGTAGGAGCTAATATGGGAATTTCATTTGTATTTTCATCTTCTATGTTTAATTCAACCCCAAACATTTCTAAAAATGAAAAAATACTAGTTAGTTATCAATTTTTAGATAATGCTTCAAGTGGGACTAGTAGATTTTATATTTCCAGTATTTGGAAACAAACCATAACTACTTAAAGCAAGTATTTAAAATACTTCAATTTATCTATTTTTTTTTAATATTTATAAAAAAACGCTATGAATATTCCCATTTGGACAGGTACATCAACATTTGCAGCAGGTCAAACACCTTTTGGTTTTTATGACAATCAACAAGATTTTAAAACAGACGCTAATAAAGTAGCTGATTTTTGTGCTAGAAGATTAGGTTATCCCTTAGCAGATGTAGAATTACAATCAGGTTCTTTCTTTACAGCATTTGAAGAAGCAGTTACAACTTACGGAAATGAATTATATGCTTACAAAGTAAGAGAAAATTATTTATCTTTAGAAGGATCAAATTCATTAATAGAATCAAACGAAAAAATTATATCTCCCAATATGGCAGGTATTGTAAGATTATCTGAACAATATGGGGTTGAAGCAGGAGTAGGAGGAAACGTAACCTGGTACTCAGGTTCTTTAAGGTTAAAAAATGGAGTTCAAGATTATGATATGAATGTTTGGGCAGATGCTAGTGCTAGTTTAAATGCTGGAGATTCAATAGAAATAAAAAGAATATTTTATGAAATAGCACCTGCTATGTCAAGATATTTTGATCCATATGCTGGTACAGGTACAGGTATGATGAATTTACTAGATTCATTTGGTTGGGGTAATTATTCACCTGCTATTAACTTTATGTTAATGCCTATAAATTATGATTTACAAACAATACAGGCAATAGAATTTAATGATCAAATAAGAAAATCACAATATACATTTGAACTTATTAATAACAAATTAAGAATATTCCCTATTCCTAATTACAATGATGCTGGAGGTATTATAGATCAAAGACTTAATTTTCAATATATAAAAAAATCTGATAGACAAAATCCATACACAAATGGAATAAATAAAGTAACAAATGTATCAGAAGTACCATTTGCAAACCCTAATTATGACAGTATAAATTCAATAGGTAGACAATGGATATTTGAATATACTTTAGCAATAGCTAAAGAAATGTTAGGATATATTAGAGGAAAATACGGTACTATTCCTATACCTGATGCAAATGTAACATTAAATCAATCAGATTTAATATCAGCTGCTACAGCAGAAAAAACATCATTAATAGAAAGATTAAGAGGATATTTTGATGAAACTTCTAGGGATAAATTATTAGAAAGAAGAGCAAATGAAAATGATTTTTTACAAAAGGAATTAAATAAAGTTCCTTACACAATTTATATAGGATAATATGGCTTTATATGGTAGTCAACGTGATGTAAGTCTAATAAGACACATAAATAGAGAATTAATAGCCGATATTATTTCTCAACAATGTGCTTACTATAAATTTAAAATAGAAGAAACTAAAACTAATTTATATGGTGAAGCTGCTGGCTCAAAATACTATTATTCCCCCGTTATATTAAGTTGTTTAGTTGATCATCAACCACAAGCATATCCTGATGATGAGTTTGGTGTACGTTATTATAGGAATGTTGATTTTAAGTTTCTTAGAGATGATTTACTAAGAAGGAATCTTGATTTTAATAAAGATTATGATCAAGCAGACCATTTTGGAGCAGATTTAGAACCCGAAGTAGGTGATATTATTTATTACTATGGTGGTTATTATGAAGTAGATGATGTAATAGGCAATCAGTATTTTGTAGGTAAAGACCCACAATACAACTATGCAGAAAATCCTATTAACCCTCGATTAGAAGATTTTGGTAGAGATTTATCTATCATGTGTAAAACCCATTACACACCAGCGGATAAAGTACAAATAGAAAAAGCAAGAATAAATGGCTAAAAACTATTATAGAAAACCCATACCAAAAACACAGAGAGAAATTTCTGAAGGGCTACAATCTCCTTATGATGCTAAAAGAGGGAATCCTAATAATGCTAACAATCCTAACCAATTTCCCTCAGTAAACACTAACGAAGCAAATCTTCCTTTTAATAGATCTGAAAAACTTTCATTTAAAGGAGACAATACCAAACCATTTTCCATTGGTATAAAAGATATTGATGAAACAATAATGTATTATTTTAACAATGTAATACAACCATCAGTAATGCAAAATGGGGAACGTATACCGGTTCCAGTCATGTATGGATCTCCTGAAAGATGGAAATCAATGCAAAAAGATACCTATCTTAGAGATAAAAAAGGTGCTATTATGATGCCCATAATAGTATTCAAAAGAGATTCTTTAGAAAAAAACAGAGCATTATCCAGAAAATTAGATGCTAATCAACCTAATTTATACACATCATGGCAAAAAACATATAGTGATAAAAATTTCTACAGTAATTTTAATCTACTTACAAATAGAGTTCCTACAAAACAATTTGTAGCCAATGTAATCCCAGACTATGTTAATCTAACTTATAGTTGTATCATACAAACATACTATGTAGAACAATTAAATAAAATAATTGAAGCCATAAACTATGCATCTGATTCATATTGGGGAGATCCTGAACGATTTAAATTTAGGGCTCGAATAGACAACTTTACAACAGTAACAGAGTTACAACAAAGCCAAGAAAGACTAGTAAAAGGTACATTTAATATAAAAATGTATGGTTATATTGTACCTGATGTAGTTCAAAAAGATTTAAAAGCAGTAAAAAAATATAATGATAAATCAAAAATTATATTTTCAATGGAAACTGATTCTACCCA